TTCTAAGAACAGCGGCTTCGTCTACAATAACAAGGTCAAACATGTTGACAGCATCATCGGTTATAATATTGAAACCATCGTGGTTAATAATGTAGAAGTCTACGTTTGTCCGTAGCAATTTGAGGCGACGTTTTGCTGACCCGTGTAGCGTTACGGATTTACGATTGGGGAACTCCTTGAAGATTGCATCCCCCCAAACACGTTCTAAAGTGGAGAGCGGAGAGATTATGAGAACCTTCTTAATCGCGCCCACTTTCATTAGGTAATCAGCAGACCATAACGCAGATTGTGTCTTACCAGTGCCTATCTCGTTAAGCACAAGAGCTTTCTCATTCATGGTAAGAAAAGCAGAAGTCTGGCGTTGATGTAAGTATGGCGTGAAATTACCGGGCCAGTCATAATAGTGGAGAATAGGTGCCGGGGCTTTGATACCAAGGTTACGCAGGACGCGTACTTCATTCGGTCTATGAGGAACAGCAGTAAAAGTATGCTCCTCTGTAGTAATTTCCACAGCAGTAGGAATACACTCGAGCACTCTTGCCGAGTTATTAAGTTTAAGAGCTAGTGTCTGTATTTTCTCTACTACTAACAATTTCTTTCTTTCTTTCGAGAACTTTGTTCTTAACTAAATAGGGTAGTTAGTTCAATTACGGCAGTAATGATATCGTCGGGACCGGTGTCATTGAACCTTTTTTCGGCTTAATAATAAACAGGAAGGTGCCGACATGACGCTACCCCTCGCCTTGCAATCTTCCCCGACTAAACTCGTCTAACATATGCTTTAACTTTCGCAATCGTAACATCATCATAAACGATAAAACACTTACCTCCTGCCGCTTCTATCTTCGCCATACACTGCGTTTGTAATTCCGTTGGCTTTTTACTAGCGTCAGCTTTGGCCTCTATCCCTACTAAATGTCCATTGACACAAAGTATATAATCAGGGACACCGGACCTACCGAAGGGGCCAGCTTGTGGTTTGAAGAACCATACACCCTCGGCTTTTAGAACCTTATCTATCTTACGCTTAATTTTCCCTTCGGGTGTCGTTGCCATACCACATATAGTATATAACCTTACGGCAATGTCAAGTTATATTCTTGAAAATTCACAAAGATGTTTGGCAGGGCACCAAGGGCACAACCCACTTGGTTTAGCAGGCCAATTGTTAGCTTCCAGAGCAGCCTCTACTCTATGTATCTTTGTTAACAACCTGTCCCATAACGCGGGTGCTTGCTCCACCATGAATATTTGAGTGTCCATACGCATATCTTTAAGCCATATGAAGTTGGTCTTTACGTACTCAATCTGTGGATAATGCTTAAAAATTTGGAGAGCAAACAGTTCTAGTTGTGAGTAGTCAGGACGATACTTACCCGTTTTCCAATCAGCTATAATCGCTTTATGTTTATTAAGCACTAACACATCTAACTTAGACCTAAGCCATGCGTCTTCGTCCCACCATCCTGTCGGTTTAAGGTTTTTGTTAAGTGTAAGTTCCTGCTCAATAAGTAACTCCCCCGTAAGTTTTTCAAACGCTTGGCATAACACCTCATATTTTATACTTTCATCTAGTAAAGTTTCTCCTCTAAGGCGTTTCTCAAGTTGTTTATGTATGCGTTCCCCATAGAGGCTGGCCTCACCCGACGTTGGCTTAACTTCACGGGTTACGCGTTGCATCTGATACTGCTTAGGACAGTTATCAAATTGCTTGAGCGCAGAATAGGAATGAGTGAGCTTAGTCATTTCATTATGAAGACTAGTCGGTATTATCACAACCTTCAGGGCAGACAATTTGTTCCAACCTATTAAGGCGTTCTTCGATGTTCAGCCGACGCATTTCAGCGTATACCGCCCCCGTCCCGGTTAGTGTGGCTGGAGCAAGGGCACAGGACGGCAGTATGGTAATCGTAAAAAATAGAACGATGTAGAGGTACGAAGTGGTTATTTTAGCACACATTATTTACACTCTCCGTAGTTATCACCTATTGCAGATTTACAAGCTACAGGCAATGTCGGCATCCAAATGGGGGGGGTTGACATTACATGCTCCATAACTTGTTGTGCGGTAACTACATCTTCTGTACGGACGACGACTACATTCTCATCATGCACTTGTAACGCAACAGGATACCCTGCTTCTTTGATAGCAACCATCTGTTCAGTAACAACGATACGAGCGAGAGCTTGAACAATATTCTCTACCATTTTACCACCGTAAATACTAGTGTATGCAATCTTTTCTTCTGAATCAGCTACGACACGTTTTGCCAGCTTACGGAATTGTCTAGCATCAGAAATATATTGATACCCGGCATCTTTGTCATACGTTAACTCATTATACTTAATAACTAAACCATTGGGGAGTTCTATCCCTTCAGGGGTGTAGGCTAGGAAGTCTCTTATAATTCCGCTTTGCCCAGCCACCATATTAACAAGCACACCATCGCATTCTTTCCATAACTGACTGATTGCTTGGTAAATTTCACGGTAG